CAATCCGTGAGAAGATGAAAGAGGCAATCAAGTTGATGATGACTGGCACTGAGAACGATGTTCAAAGCTTTATTGCCAATTTCAGAGAAGAGTTCAAAAGATTACCGCCAGAAGAGATATCTTTTCCGCGAGGGCTTAATGGTTTGAACACCTATTCTGATTCAGTTACACTATATAAGAAAGGTACACCAATTCATGTTAAAGGTGCCATTCTTTATAATCATAACCTCAAGTTGATGGGTCTGGAAAAGAAGTATCAGAAGATCCAAGAAGGTGAGAAAATCAAATTCACCTATCTCAAGATGCCGAATCATTTTAAAGATACCGTCATTTCTTTTCCTTCCAGAATACCAAAAGAGTTTGAACTTGACAGGTTTATTGATTATGATGTACAATTCGATAAAGCATTTTTGGAACCAATTCGTGTGATTTTGGATTGTATGAAATGGAAAGTTGAGAAGAATAATTCTTTGGAAGACTTCTTCAGTTGAAATGTAAAAGGAAATTAAATGAGTATTCTTGACAAAATTAAAAAGAACAGCAGTATTAAAGACTCTGCTATTCTGGCGAAATCAAAATTCTTTACTGATAAAGATATGATTCCAACGGCAGTTCCGGCAATCAACATTGCATTGTCTGGTAAACTAGATGGTGGTTTAACACCAGGTCTTACAATGTGGGCAGGTCCATCTAAACATTTTAAGACAGCCTTCTCTCTGTTGATGGCCAAATCTTATCTGGACAAATATCCAGATTCGGCTTTGTTGTTTTATGATAGTGAGTTTGGTACACCTCAAAGTTATTTTGATAGTTTTGGTATCGATACTAACCGCGTTCTCCATACTCCGCTTACTGACATTGAACAATTGAAGTTTGATGTTATGCAGCAGTTAACTAATCTTGAACGTGGTGAACGATTGATTATTGTTATTGATTCTATCGGCAACTTGGCTTCGAAGAAAGAAGTTGAAGATGCACTTGAAGGCAAATCTGTTGCTGATATGAGTCGTGCAAAACAAGTGAAGAGTTTGTTCAGAATGGTTACACCCCATCTGTCACTCAAAGATATTCCCATGATCGTTGTTAACCATACATACAAAGAAATCGGTATGTTCCCGAAAGATATTGTTGGTGGTGGTACAGGATCTTATTATTCTGCCGATAACATCTTCATTATTGGTCGTCAACAAGAAAAAGAAGGAACCGAAATTGTTGGATACAATTTCATTATCAACGTAGAAAAGAGTAGATATGTTAAAGAAAAATCTAAAATACCTGTCACTGTATCTTTTGGTGGTGGCATTAGCAAGTGGTCAGGCTTACTTGATATTGCGCTGGAATCAGGACATGTCATCAAACCCTCAAACGGGTGGTATAGCAAAGTGGATGTATCCTCTGGTGAAGTAGAAGATAAAAAATACCGAGAAAAAGATACTGATTCAAAAGAATTCTGGTTGCCTATTCTAAAACAGAAATCGTTCCAAGAATTTGTGGAAAACAAGTATCGTGTTGCTGCCGGTGAAATCATGCAAGAGGAAACTTTTGAAACAGAGGATTCTTAAATGATTGAAGGTATAGATTTTTGTTACATTTATCCTAAGAATGATGCAACAACCGTACACATCAAATTCTTAGAGGGACCTTATAAAGATACCGTATTCAAATATGGTAAGGTTAAAATAAAAGAAGAAAATGACCAGGTGCATTTACTTTTTGCATATGATGTGTTAGAATCTAAAGTCAAGAAACCAGCAAAGCTGGAAAAAGATGAAGATTTCAAAAATTATATTGGTGACTTATTGGTAGAAATAATGTCATCCAATATCGATGAGGGTATTATTGATGAAACTGGAACAGACAATACTGAAAAACTTAATTTACAATGATGAGTATCTACGTAAAGTTTTACCTTTCATAAAATCTGAGTATTTCACCGACAGAACCGACAAAACAATCTTCAAAGAAATCACTTCCTTTGTTGACACATATAATTCCACACCATCAATTGAATCTCTAGTTCTATCTATTAAAGAAAATAGAAACCTAACCGATACTGAACTAGAGAGTTGCGAATCTTATCTCAAAGAAATTGAGAACGGCAAAAAAGAAGAAACCAAGATTGAATGGCTTGTAGACAAGACAGAACAGTTTTGCCAAGAGAAAGCAATTTACAATGCAGTTCTTGGTTCTATTTCTATTCTTGATGGTAAAGACAAGACACACGATAAGGGTCAGATTCCCAAAATTCTCTCTGATGCACTAGCAATCAGTTTCGATAATTCTGTTGGTCACGATTATCTGGAAAATTCTGATGCTCGTTATGAGTTCTATCACCGCAAAGAAGAGAAGATTCCTTTTGACTTGGAATATTTCAACAAAATCACAAAAGGTGGTTTGCCTGCAAAGACATTGAATATTGCACTTGCTGGCACTGGTGTTGGTAAATCACTGTTCATGTGTCACGTTGCGGCAGGTTGTCTTGTGCAAGGCAAGAATGTACTATATATCACCATGGAGATGGCTGAAGAAAAGATTGCAGAACGTATTGATGCAAACTTACTGAATGTCACCGTTGATGATTTGGTGAATCTGCCAAAAGAGATGTATGACAAACGAATCACAAAGCTTAGAGAAAAGACTGTTGGCAAATTGATCATTAAAGAATATCCAACTGCATCAGCATCGGTAACGCATTTCAGGACATTACTAAATGAACTCAATCTTAAGAAGAGCTTTTTACCTGATATTATCTTTGTTGATTATCTCAACATTTGCTGTAGTGCTCGCGTTAAGGCAGGAGCAAATGTCAACAGTTACACCTATGTTAAAGCTATTGCCGAGGAACTGCGAGGTCTTGCAGTTGAATTCGGAGTCCCAATTGTATCTGCTACCCAAACAACAAGATCCGGTTTTACTTCATCCGACCCCGGACTTGAGGATACAAGTGAGTCTTTTGGTCTGCCAGCAACCGCGGACTTAATGTTTGCATTGATTTCTTCCGAAGAACTGGAAGAACTTGGTCAGATCATGGTGAAACAATTGAAGAATCGTTATTCTGATCCAACAATGTATAAGAGATTCACTGTTGGTATTGACAGAGCAAAGATGCGACTGTATGATATCGAACAATCTGCACAAGATGGGTTGGCTGATGCTGGTATCACCGACAAACCATTAAACACTTTTGGTAATAGAGAAATGAAAGCCAAAAAATCTTTTGAGGGTTTTAAGGTATGAAATTGACATTTGAAGAAGCAGTGCATTGTGCAAAAGCTTTCGAAGATTACTTTGGCAATTTTCATCGTATTGATGAATATATGCGTGACCAAAAGTTAAATTCTCTTTCTGAATTACCAACCAATCCTTTGTTTCCACTTGAAGATGATCTCTTTCAAGATTTCTCAACGCATCCAAAAGATATGAATTTTGAGGTGTGTGAGATTGATGGTGAAACATGGATGAATCTTTTAAACATCACCTCCTCGCACGTGAACATTGCTCCAGTTGGCCGTAATGTCAAACTTGCTGTGCGTGAGACAAACACAGATAAGATCGTAGGATTCATTCGCCTTGGTTCTCCAGTCATCAATTGTCGTCCACGAAATCAACTTCTCGGTCAGGTGTTTACACAACAACCTGAATGGGGTAAAAGATTCAATGATTCTGCAATGATGGGTTTTGTTATTGTGCCGACACAACCTTTCGGTTACAATTATCTTGGTGGCAAACTTCTGGCTGCAATCTGTACATCACATGAAGTGAGAGAGATTGTGAATAAGAAGTATGGAATGAATCTTTGTCTATTTGAAACAACTAGTCTCTATGGTAGTTCAAAAACTGTATCACAATATGACGGAATGAAACCTTATATTAGATACAAAGGATTGACAGACAGTGATTTCTTGCCTATGATGCACGGCAAGCCATATTCGGACTTGCGTGACTTTGTTGAAGAACGTGTTGGTTCTTTAGTTGAGGATGATGCTTCTAGTAAGAAACTTAAAATCTCTATGAAGATTATCTCACTCACTAAAGCAGCACTTAAAGGCACTCCTGATGGGGATACATTCCAAGCAACGATTGAGAAGGCTAAAGGGTTGACAGAACAGAAGAGATATTATATTAGTGACTATGGTTTCAAAAACATGGTAGACTATGTGAACTGTAAGACGGACGTGCTTATTCCTGGTGAAAACTATGAAAAACATAAAGTGGTAAACTTGATTGAATGGTGGAGAAAGAAAGCTTGCCAACGATATGAAACTTTATATAATGAGTCTCGGTTAAAAACCGAATTGGAAATTTGGACTTCCGGGAAGGAGATTCAAATTATAAGATAAATACTTTTAAAAGTAAATCATGTCATAAGATAAATACTTTTTTTGAAAGTAACTAATGGCTTATACATTTTTTCCAAAGACTGCGACAGAGATTAAGCAAACCTTGAAAGGTGATAAAGCAAAGATTAACGAAATTATCGATGTTTTTGTATATCTCAAAAACAAGTTTGCGAAAATCGGATCACCAATCAATATTGATCCTGGTTCGATCAGTAAAATTAATGTGACCAGAAATTTACAAGGTGACATTGAACTTAGTGATATCAAACGAGCAACCAAAGTTAGTAAAATTACTATGAAATTTGGTTCCGGTTCTTCCGGTGGTAGAGGTGTGCAAAACAAAGGTAATGCATACGAAGGACAATTAGCAGAAGCAATTAATGACTGGTGGTCAGGTAAAAGTAGTACTGATCCCAAACTATCAGAAGCAGTTGATGATCTTGTCAAATTGCATAAACTAAACAAGGTCAAAAAACTAGAAGTAAAAATGGTTGGTGAGTTGAATAACAAACGACCATTCATTTTCACTCCGCAAGTTCTTATTTCATCTGAGATTACTGTAACCGATAATAATCTGGGGCCCGTTGTTAGCGATATTACATTAATCACAGATGAAAAGAAAATCTATCTAAGTTTGAAGACTGGTGGCACAGTTACATTCTTCAATTCCGGTATTCGTACAGTGCTTTCTCCAGCTGAAATTAAATCTGGACGAATTACCAATAAAGATGGTTTGAAAATTTTAGATATGTTCAATATCAATGATGCGGTATTCTGTGATATCTTTAATGGTAAGCTTAAAAAAGGTTACGTTGACGATGTGTGGAAAACAATGTCACAAAAACAAAAAAATCAACTTAAAAATTTTCTAATTTCGGGTGTGGGCCATGGTTATACTATTGTTCATAAATTGACTGGTAAGACCAAGGTCTATGAGATTGATAAGACATACATGACATCAGCCGCTACACCAACTTCTTGTAATGTATACTATGGTGGTAAGTCCGGTACAGGTAAACGTATTGATATGGAAATAGAAACGGGTCACTACATTCTTAAACTTAACATACGTGATACGCAAGGTGGTGATGGTTATCCCACTCGTATGATGTGTGACTACACATACAAATAATGCCATTAAACGAATTTGATAAAATTTTAAAAGATTATAAAGAATCCGATTTCGATTACGGTTTTTCTGCCGTATCTGAAGAAGATTATAAATCTGAAATAAACAAAACAGAACAGACAGCCGAAGATTACAAAAAAAGACTGGAAGATGTAGAGAAACTAATTGTGCCTCTCCTGAAGAAACTACATAGTACAGGCGACAAAGAATATATCTACTGGCCAAACCGCAAACCGATTATTGAAAAACAAATAGAAATTATATTGAAACTAACAAGAGGTTAAATTATGAGTGTGACTGTGATTATGCCAACTACTGGTGCACCAGAGTTGAAAGATGCTATTCGTAGCGTACTGAATCAATCTTATGAAACAAAATGTTATATTGTTGCGGATGGACCAAAAGCACATGCTAGCACAAGAATCATTACAGACGATTTCTTGGATAGAAAAAACTTAACGCGATGTTTTCTGCCACTTAATGTGGGTGCTAACGGATTCTATGGGCATAGAGTCTATGCGGCTTTCACTCACCTAATCGATACTGATTATGTGGTTTACCTGGATCAAGACTGTTGGTTTGAACCAGATCATATAGAGAACTGCATCAAAACAATCGAACAACAGAACCTGGATTGGTCCTATTCACTCCGCAAGGTGTGTACCAAAGATGGGCAATACATATGTAATGATGACTGTGAATCTTTAGGTAAATGGCATTCATATCATGGTATTAATCATATTGATACAAATTGCTATTGCATAAAAACTGAAGTTGCGATAAAATTAGCACAGGTTTGGCATGGAGGGTGGGGTCAAGATCGTGTTTGGTTAAAAGTGTTATCACAACATTTTCCCAAATTCAATTGTACAGGAAAATATACTGTCAACTATCGTGTTGATGGCAATGCTGGTTCTGTCAATGCAGACTTCTTCTTAAATGGTAATAAAGTGATGAATGAAAAATATAATGGAGAATTTCCGTGGCGAAAAATTTAATTATTGGTGGTTTTACTAATTACGAAATCAATCAGTTAAAACCTTGGGTACTATCGGCAAAAGAAGTTTCTGGTGATAATGATGTTGTTCTGGTGACTGGAAAAACATCTGTACAGACAATCGATTGGTTGAAGAATCAAGGTGTGATTATCTTTCCAATGAAACAAGTCGATGGTGTGCCAATTCATGTACTACGTTTCCTCTCAATCTACGAATATCTAAGACACAATTGGTCAAAGTATAATTTCGTTGTCACGACAGATGTGAAAGACGTTTACTTTCAGTACACACCTTTTGCTTACATGGATTCAATCATTGGACACGATAGTTTCACACCAAAGTTAATCATTGCATCTGAAGGTCTGCGTTACAAAGACGAACCTTGGGGTGATGACAATCTCAAACAGTCTTATGGTCCGTATGTTTACGAACAATTCAAAAACAATACGATCTATAACGTAGGAACTTTTGGTGGCACATCAGAGTATGTCAAAGATATGGTCTTCAATATCTTTACGAACGCAATCAACAGGCCAATTCCTATTTGTGACCAAGCGGTGTTCAATGTCTTAATTGGAACACAACCTTTTAAAGATGTTGTATATCACACCGATAATTGGGCGTGTGAAGCTGGCACTGTTGCTGATCCCACAAAGATTGATCATTTCAGGCCGAACCTTCTTTGTTATGAACCTGTATTCCGAGACGGAGTGGTTTATACGAACGACCAATATGTTTTCCCAATCGTGCATCAATATGATCGTGTTCCAGAATGGAAAAAGTTCGTGATGGAAAAATACAATCAAGAAGATGAATCTCAATTTTTTAAATACAGGACTATATAATGAGCGATATTATTACATTCAACACTGAAACACAGGCTTTCACACCACCATCTTCTGCATTTAA